GCTCATGGCCTCCGAGTTGATATCGACCGGAGAGATCGAGGACCGCGACCTCCACGGATTTGAGCAGATACACCCGGCGTGTGTGGAGTCTTCGCGTGGGGTGCGCGGGCTGATCGAGGCTCGCGCATGACGGGTGAGGAGTTCTTCGAGTTGTGGTGTGACAAGGGCCTGCGCCGGTATATCCATGGACAGGCTCGGAAGCGGTCTATTCGCAAAGATGTTCAAGAAGACTATGTGCAAGAAGCATGGTTGATGATATCGGTTGCTCCCGCAAATTACGATACAAGCTATTACAAGACGATAGCGCGCAAGGCTGTGTATAGCGCGTACTGGCAGACGTACAAGGAGGAGACAATGAATCAGTCTCACATGGTCGTTTATTCGCGAAACCCGTTCGACGAGAACGAGATATTGATTAACCACAAGACGCCAAGGAGGTCTCAGCAATAGAGATTTTAGAAATACCACCAGTGTTAATGGGAGGACTAGATGATTCTGAATTCAGAGTTATCGGCCATGACATTGGATGGCTTCGCTATTTCGCGGGCGTCCTCCCGTCGGTCGCAGCCGTGGTTGATGCTTGCGCTACAGCGAGAGCTTGCGCGGGAGAACGGCGAGAGCGAAGTCGAGTTCGACGCTCGCGGGTTCTTCGATTCTGACTGGGAGGATGAAAGTTGGCTGATGGCAGACGGCGGCGGCGGCGCGGTAGTCGAGGAGCCGGGGCAATGGCTCGAATGACTCCAACTGCTCAGTTCATGCACCTATATGGCAATAAATGGATGGACGTCAGGTCTAAGGGACTCGACGTCTTTTTTTGTTCGTCCGACGCGAACCGGCGCGAATCAGAGAAGTGGACTTGGAAGGGCGGGCGGCGCGTCCCATACATGGCGGGTTAGATATGGCAGGCGGTAGACCAAGCATATACACAGACGATATGCCACAACGGGTGATAGACCTCATGGCCGAAGGCGCGTCCATCACTGAGGTTGCCGCAGAGCTTGGCGTTTCGAAAGACACGCTCTATCGGTGGGAGAAGGACGACACAAAGCAGGCGTTTTCGGACGCCATAAAAAGAGGGCGGGAGCTTTCCGAAGCATGGTGGACTGGCCTTGGCAGGCTCGAACTATATAACGGCAAGTTCAATCACGTTCTTTGGTACATGAACATGAAGAACCGGTTTGGGTGGTCTGACAAGGTGGAGCAGAAAGACACGAGCGAAAAGCCAAATTGGATTGTAGAAGGCATTGACGACAAAGCTACTTCCTAAGCAATTGGCGTTTGTCACATCGCAGGCCAAGCACCCGGCGTTCATCGCTGGCATTGGTAGCGGGAAGACCTATAGCGGCGCGGTTCGTGCTATCGCTTATGCTTCGAGTGGCCCCGGTATGGTAGTAGCACCTACATACCCAATGCTGAGGACGGCCACGCAAGAGCCGTTCTTCGATCTGCTCAATGAGCTTCAAGTCGATTTCACCTTTAACAAAGGTGAGCAAGAGGCAGAGCTATTTGGGCACAAGATATTCTTTCGAACCGGCGAGCACCCCGACCGCTTGAGGGGACCTAACCTTATGTGGGCGTGGTTGGACGAGCCTGCAATGCAGCGTCAATTGGTCTGGAAGGTTATCGAGGGCCGGTTACGGCGGCGTGGCAAGCCCCATACGGTCGGCGGCTCGATCAGCGTCAGTGGCTCTCCGTCGGCATGGATTACCGGAACACCCGCCGGGTTTAATTGGGTTCACGATTTATGGGTGCAGAGTGACGACCCGAGATATCGCATGTACACGGCGAGCACGGCTGAGAATATCTACCTACCGCCTGAGTACGTGGCAGACCTTGAGGCATCTTACTCGGGTGAGTTCGCGGCGCAGGAGTTGCACGGCGAGTTCGTAGCCTTCGAGGGGCTTGTATACGCAGAGTTCCGGCAGGCTATTCACCTGATAGAAGACGACCCGAACCCCAGGTATCACCGGGTGCGGGCGGTGGACTACGGATACACGAATCCCTTCGTCTGCTTGTGGGGCGCGGTTGATGAAGACGGGCGGCTCTACGTCTACGATGAGCACTACCAGAGGCGAGACCTGATAGAGAATCACGCGGCATCCATTAAGGGGCGCGGTGGTTCATTCGACTGGACAGTAGCAGACCACGACGCTCAGGACAATGCACAGATGCTTTCCTGTGGCATACAGACGATACCGGCAAAGAAAGAAGTAAGCCTCGGTATCCAGCGGGTCAAGAGTCGGCTTGTGGTGCAGCGCGATGGAAGGCCGCGACTGTTCATCCATCCACGGTGCGTGAATCTCCTGCGTGAGATCGGCATGTATCGATGGAAGGAAAACGGAAAGGACGAACCGGTGAAAGAACACGATCACGCAATGGACGCACTTAGATACATGGTGATGCAGTTGGAAGCCGGGAGCGGTGCTGCATTCACGAACAAGCCCGGTGCTAAGCCTCGCACGGCAGGACTGCGCGGCGGGGGTAATTGGTAATGCCTCAGCGCGGAGTAAGTGGCAACAGGCCCCTGTGGGGCATGATGAACACCGGGGAGCACGTGAGTGCTTTGGTGGGAACCGCAGGGCAAGAAATCTACAATGAGATGCGCCGTAGCGATGCTCAGATAAGCGCGGTGCTCAAGGCGATTACCCTCCCGGTGATTCGAAACTCTTACACGGTAGAACCGGCGAGCGACGACCCGAGAGACATTGAGATAGCGGAGTTCGTCAAGGATAACCTGTTCAAGCGTATGTCCATGACGTGGCGGGATACGCTGCGGCATATCCTGCTTATGAAGCCTCACGGTTTCATGCCCATGGAAAAGCTATGGATGAAGGCCGCAGACGGGCGCATCCTGCTCAAGAAGCTTGACCCGAGACTCCCGTGGTCGGTGGACAAATGGAACTACGAAGGCGACACGCTCAAGAGCATCGAGCAGGTAGGCACCGACGGCAGTAGGTACGTTATTCCGATTGACAAGCTCGTGGTGTTCACTGAGAACCGCGAAGGCGACAATTGGGAGGGTATGAGCGCCCTGCGTGCCGTTTACGGCATGTGGAAGATCAAGAACATCATGCTCGAAATCGCTGCTATCAAGCACGATAGACACGGTGTCGGGGTGCCGATAGCGCATGCCCCCGTCGGGGTTGATTCGGGTAATGAAGCGTGGTCGAACATGGAGGAGGCGCTTGAAGACCTCCACGCGGACGAAAAGAGTTTCCTTGTAGCACCCTACGGGTGGGAAGTGAAGCTCCTGGAGGCCGCGCACTCGGGTGGCACTGACACCGAAGAGTTCATAGACCAACTTGACCACAAGATAGCCACGGCCTTGCTCGCGCAGTTCTTGCAGCTTGGCACGACTGACAGCGGCAACCGGGCGCTCGGCGAGTCGTTTATTGACTTCTTTCTCATGAGCGTGCAGGAGACCTCAGACTATATCGCCGAGGTACTTACCCGGTTCGTGGTGCGTGAGCTTGTCGCGTACAATTTCGATGTCGACGAGTACCCGACGATTCACGCGGCACGGATTAGCGAGATAGACAATGAGGCTCTTGCGGCGCTCGTGACCGCCGGGGTGATCACCTCTGACATCGACGTAGAGAACAACGTCAGGGCGCAACTCGGACTACCCGAGCGCGTGGTGGAAGACGATGAAGAGGCGCGGTCCATAGTCGGCGGCGCGGTTGGCGGCAATGGTGTGCAGAGCACTGCGCTCAATGGGGCGCAGATCGCATCACTCGTCGAGATCATCGCCCGCGTCAAGGCTGGCGAACTCGACATTGAAACCGCGAGACCTTTGATTCGTGTTTCATTCCCATCGATACCAGAGGCCACGATTGACCAAATGCTCGGCGAGGCAACCGCATCTAAGCCCGAGAGTGAGGGGCGGGCACCAAACTCTGTGACTGAGGACGCGGAGCCGGAGGACGAAGAGCCCGAGGACGCGGAAGTAGAAGCGCACGACCACGACCACGGCGTAGAGCTTGCCCAGATACCCGCAGAGATTCAATCTGTTATTGAGCCGATGCAGCTTGCCGACCAACTCGACACCGCGACTGAGGATGTCTTCATGTCGGTCTTCGAGATACGCGAGGCGCAGGCTGACAGGATTATCACGCAGATAGTAGGCGGGCGGCGCGTTCGTGATATCAACGTTCCGTCTAAGAAAGAAATGTACGATGTAGTGGTGCGAGCCTTCCGTGATCAGGTGCGCGTGGGCCGTGACCAAGTGCGTAGCGAGATTCGCCGTCAGGTTCCCGGTATCGACCTTGCGGACCCGGTGAGTGACGACGAGTTCACAGAGTTGGTACTTGAGGAGCTTTCCCTTTTGGTCGAGGGGGCCGGGGATAAGCTCAAGGCTACCATTGGCGGTATTGCCTTGGAGCTACAAAAGGCCGGGTACGCAGGGGATGCGCTTCGAGCCGAGCTTGACCGGGTAGTGCCTGAGAGGATAGGCGAGCGCACATGGAGAGACCTCGCGGGGTCTGCGGTCAATCAGGGATGGGGCCACGGTCGGCAGCTTGAGCTTGTGAAGGTAGACGACACGGTAGCCTACTACTACCGCTCTGCGATTCTTGACAACAACGTGTGTTCCATCTGTAGGCCGAAGGACGGGCAGCGTGTAGCCCCTGGCGAGCCAGACTTCCGCGTCCCAGATCAGGAGTGCGAAGGCGGGCCGGGGCGGTGCCGGTGCCTTGTGGTTGCAGTAATGAACCGAGAGGAGGCCGTAGGGTGATTGAACTACAGGATATGATGGAGTACCAGCTTGATACTACGGCGATCGCGCCGGGTGATGAGTATCAGATGATTCTCCCCATCGGGAAGTTCCACACGCGCAAGTATGGCGAACTTGAGATAACCCCCGAGTTTGCCGCCGACATTGCGCGGAATTGGCAGGCTAAGGTACTTGGCGAGCGCGAGGTATTCATCGACTCGCAGCACCAACAGGATCAAAGCTACGGTTGGGTGAAAGACCTTCAGGTGCGAGATGATGGGATATACGCGAAGGTAGAATGGACTGAGCTTGGACAGGACGCGGTAAGCAAGGGCATCTATAGGTATTTCTCCGCTGCAATTGGTGCACACGTTGACATCAAGAGTGGCGAGAGACTTTACCCGGTGCTGCATACTGTGTCCCTAACGAATACGCCGGTCATGTACACGATGAGGCCGGTACATCTTTCTGACAACCCCGCTCATGGAGACGGGATAGAAACCATTGAGGAGGAGAGCATGAAGACTCTCGCAGAGATCAAAGACGCTCTGTTCGCCCTCTCCGAAGACGAGCGGGACGGACTGAGTACGGATGAGCGCGTGCAGATTGCGACGGCGCTCGGCATCGAGCTTGCAGACCCAAAGAGGATTGAAGAGCTCGAAGAGAAGCTTTCGGTTGAACACGACAAGGCAGAGGTGCTGTTGTCGGAGAATACCGAGCTTTCGCAGAGCCTTACCGAGTATCGGGAGGCTGAGAAGGTCGCAAAGCGCGATAAGGTTCTTGAGCATGCACTGAGCGAAGGGAAGATTCTTCCGAAGAATCGAGAGCGGTGGGAGCGGCTTTACGACGCCGACCCGGAAGGCACCGAATCCCTGCTCGCTGAGAAGGCTCGGGAAATCGACTACGACAAGGACGGGACCTCACGAGCTGAGGAGAAGCACTTCTCCGATGATATCGTGTCGCTCGCTGACCTCCGGGGTATCAAGCCCGAAGAGGCCGCTGAGCTGATTGCGTCCGTCACAAGACAGGAGGAATAAACAATGGCAGCATTGAGTGCAGCTACTACGCGAAAGTTCGCCGGTGTCCAGGAGGAGATCAGCCCGAAGGTTGCGGCCTCTGACACCTATTACAAGGGTGCGATTCTGTGCCTCGATTCGAGCGGCTACGCTTCGGTCCCGACCGATGCGGCGGCGCTGTTCCCTGCCGGTATTGTATCCGGCGTATGGGAAGACGGTGTGCGCGATGATGCGTATGTCGTGGGCTCGGGCGAGACGCCGAGGGCGACCCTCTACCGTGGTAAAGTATGGCTACCGCTTGCAAGTGTAGCTCAGACCGACGTGGGCGAGCTTGCCTATATCTCGGATGATAATACCCTGACGCAGACGGCGGGCAGCAAGACGGTCAGCTTCGTGATTCTCGACGTAGACACGACGAACGACCTTGCGCTTATCGACCTGCGTGTGCCTGATCGCATCGCATAAGGAGGATGAACAATGGCAACACCTAAGTTTTTGGTAAACGGTATCCGCCTTGGCTTTGCACAGCAGTGGCGGGCAATGGACAATCAGTCCGGTGCACCGGGGAGCCTGATGTCCTCGGCGCTGATGACCACGAGCAACTCGCGTGAGGAGAACTACGGCTGGCTCGCTTCGATGCCTGCGGTGCAGGAGTTCCTTGGCGAGGTTGATTTCGGTCAGCTCAACAACTATGACTTCACCCTGCGTAACAGGGATTGGGCCGCTGCGGTCTCCATTCCGAAGTCTGACGTTGACGACGACAAGACAGGACAAGCGGCGACAATCGGCTCGCAGCTTGCCGAGCAGCTGGGCCGATATCCGGCGCGTCTGGTAGAAGACCTCCTTATCAACGGGACCACGAATACCGCATACGACGGCGTGGCGTTCTTCTCCGACGTTTCGAGCCCTCGGGTCAATGACAACCTGCTCGCGGGTACGGGGACCACGGTCTCGGCTCTCATGACCGACCTTGCGTCGGCTGAGGCTGCGATGATGGGGTTCAAGAACGACAAGGGTGAGTATCTGAATATCGTCCCGGACCTCATCGTGTGCGGGCCTTCGCTTGCTCGCAACATGAAGACCGCCGTTATGTCGATTGCCGACCCGTCGGCCTCCGGTGGCGTGAATACGTACAACCCGTTCTACGGTCAGTATCGCGTCATTGTGAGTGCGAAGATCGGCGCGGACGATGCGAACGACTTCTACGTGATGTCGACGCAGGGAATCCTCAAGCCGTTCATCGCGCAGAACCGACAGAATCCACAGGTTGACGTTGAGGACCGACCGAGCGTCCCGACCTACGGCATTGTCGCGCATTCTCGCGGTAACGTTGGATACGGTCTGCCGCACCTGGCGGTCAAGGTTGTCGAGAGCTAAGTGAGCACCGTGCTCTTGCTCGGTAACGGCATTTCCCGCCTGCTACATGCGCTGTTTGTGCATGAGTGGGAAGGGGAATGCTGGGGTGCCAATTACGCCTTTTTGGAGCTTGGCCACAAGCTCACACGGCTTACCGGTCACGGTAACGTCATGGCGGAAGCGGTAGCCCACCGAGCGGAGAACGGTCACGAGTATAAGATCATGGGCCGCATCGGTAACGAGCCGAGCGCGGAAGTGCGGACTACGTGCCCGTCGGAGTTTCGAAAGGACTCCGGCACGGTGTTAGTAGCGCAGGCGCACGAGGAAGGCTATGACGCGATTTACGTGTGTGGCTATGACCTCGGCGGTCCTGATCTTCTTTCGCCCGACCTACATACACAATCGAAGGCGGTATGGGTCAGGCGATGGCGGCAGATATTGCGTCACTACGGTAGTGAGCGGGTGCGGTTTGTAGGCTACGACCACATGCCCTATTTGCTCAGCAGAGACCCGACAGACGCATATGAGAAGCGTTACAAGGCAGGGCTACCGCATATACCGGACCCTGATTACATAGCCTTACACGGGCTGTTCATGGGGCAAAAGAAACGGGAGGGGAAAGTGGCACGAGTACGATGGTTAGTGAGAAAGCCGGGTTGGGAAACTGAGTACAGCGATGCGGTAGCGCAGAAGCTTGCGGACAAGGGTCAGGTAGAGATTATCGGCGCGGAGGAGGCTGCGGAGCCCGAGACGAAGGCAACCGCACGGATGAACGTAGCAACGCTACGAGAGATAGCGAAGGCGCGAGGCATCGAGGGCGCGGATGATATCACGCGGGCCGACCTCCTCGACCTATTGAGGGATTAATAGATGGCGTATTGCACTGTTGACGACGTTAACCGAAACGCAGTTCACATCGACATAGACCCGTCAAGCGAGCCGTCAAGTGCGGACGTTGACGACATGATCACCTCCGTCGACACGGCGATTGACCAGAAACTCCGGGCGGTCGGGATTGACGTGCCTATCACCGACAGTGCCTTGCTTCGGATCGTCAAACAAATATCGATTAACGGAGTGCTCGCGAGAGTCTACCGGGCGGTAGAGATGGACGCCGAGCGAGCGGACCTGCATCAGAGTCTTTTCGATAAGGATATCGCGGACATCATGCGGACGCCTGCAATCATGGCGACGAGCACAAGGAATACTGCTACTCCCACCGGCAGCGACAGGGGTGATCCTCCGTTCACGCGAGGGGGCAGGAATTGGTAGTCCTTGAAGTCAAGACCCTCGGCGCTGATGCGTTTGTTCGTGGGTTCAACCGATACGCCATGCAAGTGCAAGATTGGCGACCAGCGTTCGAGAGTATCTACAGGAGTTTCGTTGAAATCGAGCGGCGTAACTTCAGATCTCAGGGCCACCCAACAGAATGGAGGCAGCTGTCCGACTCTTATGCAGCATGGAAGGCGAAGCACTATCCCGGCAAAAAAATACTGCAACGCACAAAGCAGATGCATCGTTCGCTGACTACCACGGTTGAGTCTCGTCAGAAAGATACAATCAAGGAAATTGAAAAGTTGCGCGCCGAGTTCGGGACGGGACTTGATAGGGCCTATTACCACCAACACGGCACAAGGAACATGCCCGCGCGACCCGTGGTTCAGTTGACCTCAAGGAATGCGGCATTCTGGGCCCGTATCATTCACGAGTGGGCTTATCAAGAGGCGGTGAAGGCATGAACGCAACCGAAGACGTTATCGCCGCCGTGAAGACGCAATTGACCGCGAACCTTGAGACGCAGATAGCCGCGATTGAGTCGAGCCGTTCGGTGACTATCGAGCGATGGAAAGTCCTCGCAGACTATGCGGACTTCTCGCGGAAGGTGCCATCGATTGAGATAGTACCCGCGTCGGTCGAGATCGGCAGAGGCGATGATGATGCACCGATAACCGAGAGCGTCACGTTCACGTCTGTGGACATATTCGTGAGCGCGGCAGGTACGAAGCCCGAGGACAACGGGAAGCTTCTCTCGCGGTACGCCGAGGCAATCACGGCAGTGATAGACGCTGACAATACCCTCGGCGGAGAGGTTGATTGGGCATACGTCACGGACGTTGAGTGGGCCGACTTCTCGGCGGTTCGTGAGGATAAGTCAATAGAGACAAGCCTACGCATTGGTGTGCAGGCGAAGAAACATGGATAGGAGGAAGGTGTATGGCTGACAAGCTGACCCGGAATGTAAAGGTTACGATTGGAGGGCCCGAGGTAACTCCGGGGACGGCTGTCGCCCGCGAGTTCGTGGTTCCTATTCGCGGAGTGCCGACGCTGCGACAGACCGCAGAGAAGGCCGAAGACCCGGTGATTACCGGTGTGAATATGACCCGTGGTCAGTTCACGATGGCAAAGAATCTCTCGGGAAGTCTCCCGCTTACCCCACGGTGTTCGGGTGGAATGGGGCAGCTGTTCAACTCGCTCCTCGGGCAAGAGAGCACGCCGTCGCAGATTGCCGCGTGTATCCGTGTGCGCTACACCGGAAGCGACGCGAGCGCGAAGATTAGCGCGGACACTTCGGGCGACACGCTGACATCGGAGACCGGTGCGCTCGGTAGCGAAACGGGTGATACGAACTTCGGAACTTCGGGTGACATCGACCTCACCGCACTTTCTACCGATACGGTCGGCGAGCTTGTTACCACCATCGGCGGGTATGCTGATTATGAGTGTGAGAAGGTCTTTGGCGCTGACGCTACCGACGCTGCTGATATCATCGATATCACCGAGGCGCAGGGCGCGAGCCGATGGGTCTACATATTCTTCTCAAGCGCAGACAGCGGCTACTACAAGCATTCGTTTCCGGTAGTTCTTTCGAATACCGAGCGACCTGCGTATAGCATTCAGTCCGACGGGATGCATGATAACTATCTCTATGACGGCGTGATGGCCGGACAGATGAGCTTGTCGGCTGCGCTCAAGGGTATGCTCGAAGGCTCCGTGGAGCTGTTGGGCTTCGAGGAGACCGGGGGCCAAAGTGCGACCGCGCTTACCATGGAAGACGTTGACCCGCTGATATTCTCGCAGGGCTCGCTGTCCATCGGCGAGAACGAGTTCAACTATACGCGCAACGTGGAAATCACGATGACGAACAACGCCGACGCTGAGGGCTACGGCATGGGTTCGCTCTCGCGTCAGTACCACCGCAAGAGTATGTTCGGTCTCACCGGGCGGATGTCGCTTCGCTATGACACCA